TAACTAATTTTATGTCGAAATGGATGTACGGCTCTAACTCTTTTTTTAACAGTTCAATCCTTAATGTTTCAGGATCATTTTTATATTTTGATGTTAAATACTCGGATAATTTGCGATCTCGTATGGTGATAGGATCACCTTTCACATTTGAATTTTGATATTCTGCCAGGAGAAATTCAGGCGGTTGAATAATATAATTACGTCCGTATGTAATTGTCGCAATCTTGTCCTCTGTCTTCATGTAAAAAGCTGCAAGCAAACTGATAAATGCACTCTCGTGAGATTCTACTATGTCAGATACTTTGTTTAGCTGCGTAATCATTGGCTGGGTATTGAGTATTACACCCATGGCGGTCTGATCTTTGACCTCTTCACTCTCCCTAGTACCCCACATAGCCTCAAACATTTCATTGAATAAATCCTTAAGCTCTTTCCGATACTGGTTCCATATTTCTAAATCAGGAGATATAAAACCCGCAAAATTAGACGGTAATGTGGGTTGTGTCCCGGATGTTAAATCAATTGGCAATAATATTTCATACGTGATATCATTATCCATTATTTTACCTGTGCCGTTGCATGCTGTACATTTTTCAATCCCGATTTTCTTTGTGCCGTGGCATTCAGGGCATAAAATAACTGGTCGGTATGGAGTTGAAAATCCATACAGGAATTTGTGTTGAGTTAAAATAGAACGGTCACGAAGGAACTCTTTTGCTGTGCCTATAATTTTATCAATGCCTGAAAGTCTATTTTCTTTACCTAAGTATTTCCGATCTGACACGACACGTCCAGGCACTCGATTAAAAGGATTAGGGAAAGTGCGCGTTTCGTCAACAATCAATATTTCTCCTGTTTGGAGAATACAATAATCCATTGCATCATCTACCACCCTAATCATCATAACGTTTTCGCCTGTCGCTGTTTTTTCTGCTTTTGGCTCAAATATTACATACTCAGGATTTAAGCCGGAAGCGACATAACTACGAATGCAATCAATTGACTTATATGTTAGCCATGTCTTACCATCTTTCCACTCAAAAATCATGAGCCCGGACGGGTCTACTTGATATAAATCCTTTGCAAAATATGACTGCAACCACTGTTCAATTGATTTACCTTCTCTGATATTTGATACGTGAGAAATAAACTCTTTCTTTGTTTTTTCGTTCTGGATATTGAAAACCTTAGACCCTCCTGTCGCTGAAAAAACATTATCAATCGGGGCCAAAATCTTGCTAATAACATCCTTTATTGACCTTGCATATTTTTGCCTAGCTAATGCTTTCTTCCCTTCTTCAATATGTTCTACCTTTAATAATAAGGTCTTGTATTCCTCCCCATAAACAATTGCTTTTGATTCTTTATGTTCATCACGTGCATCAACGACCCATTTAGGGGTTTGTTTTACGGCTTTTATTGCAGCATATACGGCTTCTATGTTTTCGAATTTCATTTATACAAGTTTTAGCCAAAGTTATAATAAAAAGAATGAAATATCAAAATTTTGATTAAGTGTAAATAATAGGGGCTATCATTTTTTGTTTAAATAAATTATAATAAATGCAATATCCACCAGCTTCTGTTATATGGTCAAATCCTGTTGTCTTATCCGGGATCCCATTTTTATAGGTTTGGTTTTCGAGGGCCTCTGCATACGTAGGACAAAACCTATCGTTAACATAATACTGATCTCTTTGGAAAGCCATGTTTACCGCGTTCACCCTGTCTTTAACGTCTGGGTTTTTAGTCGGGGCAGAAACAACAAAGCCAGCATTCTTTAGTATAGAGAAATCGGAAGCTCCTGAGGTACTGCGCGCGTTACCTGAGGCATCTGGGTTAATGATTATTCGATGGTTAGGGTAAGCTAACTTGATAGCATCACACATACTTTGCGTGTCGTAACAATGTGCTACCTCCCCGACGGCAATTAATCGGGGGTGTCTGAATACATGTACTACTGCATTCATGTTAGTTATGTTAAAATCTAATCCGACATATAGCATTTCAAGCGGCTTTGGAAGTTCAGCACTTCTGTGAGCTTTCCTATTGTATGCTTTGTAAACGCTATTTGAGTTTAAATTAACAAATCCGCCATTTAGATAAGCATCCGCCTGCTCAGACGTGTATGTCTCTAAGAGCGTGTCTATATATTCGGCTGGGAGAAAAGGATTATCGTATGTTCTGGCTTTGATCAGGACTTTATTTTCGCTTACATTCTTAACAAAGAACTCATGCAACCAGCGAAATCCTTCCGGTGTGCCAACGACGTCGGTCTGATTAATAAATCCAGGCGGCAATTTGGATCTATTACGGCCTATAATCTTAACAAAAACGTCCTTCATTCTATCTTTTGTTAAGGCATCGCTCTCGTCAATAAGCGAATAGCCTACTTCATAACCTATAATCCTATCTGGATCAGACATGTTACGTAACAGTATATCCCCGTAAGCTGTTTTAATTATGTTTTCCTGTTTGTTCGTAGTGAAATCAATCCCGTACTGGTTCAATTGCTCTGAAAACTTAGGGATTGCAACGTCATTAATTAATCCATAGGTTGGAAGATAGTAAGCTACATTAACATTTCGATACTGTAATTTTTTTATTATTGTCTTTGCTACAGCAGCATAAGACTTGCCGGCTCCATATCCGGCAACAAGGGCGGTATGCTTTGCTTTCGATCTAATGAACTTCCTCTGATGGATCAGCGTCCGAATCTGTAGTTTCGACATCTATAAGTTCTATTTGATGTATGTCTTTTATCTCGCCTGAATGGTTAACGTCCACTTTATCACCGTATTTTTTTGGGTTCATCCTGGATAAATTCCATTTTCTGGCGTCAATTTGTAAGCGATTACGCTGTATTACGTTATGATTTATTACTTCGACACCGTCTGAAGACAACACAATGTCATTTTCCTGACTATCAGCAATAGTTAATATCTCTTCAAATAATGCCTCTTGACGTTCAAGCATCGCGCGCGCGTATTGGTCGGCGATGTCTTTGTTTTCGCTAACTATACAATAAAACGTGCTTCTTGCAAATGGAATTTTATCTTTCAAGATTGAACGTACACTTTCACCATCTGAGATCCTTTCACAGATAACGTTTATTTTTTCTCTTAATTCATCATTCAGTTCCATACCTCAAAGTTAATCATTTTATTTTTAGTTGTTAGTTTAATGATTATTTAACTTGACTGGCCTCTATTACTTTTATCAAGCCTTCTTTTGTTCCATCATTATACTTCCAATCTAAATACATCTTCATTATTTTAGGGTTGGTTAGATCAGGAGTTGAGTTTAATTCATGAAACTCTTTTTCAGATTCAAAGCCTAATTCTTTTACAAATTCTTCCATGGTTTTAGTTGTTAAATGAATGATTATTTAACTTGACTTATTTTAGTCGCAAATGGTATTAATTTCATTACCCTGTTGTACATTTTTAACCAAAGGACGAAAGCTTTTCCCCTCCTTTCTTGTGTTTCTAGTTTGTTTTGCCAAACCTCCCGGAGTCTATGCGATCTTTGATACCAAATGTCTCCAAATTCGTAAAATTCCGTTATTGTTTTTATATTATCTAAGTTCATCTCTATTATTTAGCCCATGCTGTTAAAATGTGTCCTTTATTTTTATCCATTTTATTTGCATGTAAACTCCTAACACCTGCATCTACATTCCCATTTGGGGATGCTACACATTTAAACCCATTATGATTAAATTTAATGTTGCAATCTAATTTTGTGGCAATATCTATTGCCTCCTCAAAAGCTTTTTGATCGGAAGTGCCAGAACCTAATTCTACGCTTAGATAAATACTCATAATATTTGTTTTAGTGTTAAGTTAATGATTATTTTGTACGTTAATGTTGTGGCTAATACTAATAACCATACTTGTCATATTCAGCCTGATTGTCTTCCAATTGCTTATCAAGTTCATCAGGAGAACTTTCGTTGTTAGTCCATGAGTTCCATGAATCATCATTTAACTCTTGAAAATCTTGTTCGTCCATAATTATAATTTGTTATGGTTTTTACTTTTTATTATTGGTGTTTATTTTTTCCAGATCCTTCACAAATTTTTCAAACATCCTAACCTCATCTTTATAAATCTCCATTTTTACTTTTATTCCTTCCCGGTTAAACTGTGGAAAGGAGTTAAGCCGTTGCCTTAAGCCTGATATGATACTTCTATTTTTCCGTATTTTTACCTTATACGTTTCGATAGTATCATCTACTAATATTTTAGGCTCGTCTTTTGAAATCTTTACCGGGTAAAACCAATAATTTGCCATAATTAAATTTTTTTCTCCCCGCTTGCAATTTGTCGTAGACTCTCAATCCCTGCATTGAACTTTTTGTCATCCCATCTATCCTGAAAATATTCAGGAGCCCAATGCATCGGGTGTAAATTTTTCCCATCTCTATTTTCTCTATTCATCGTAAGTGCGTAGCTTTCATAATCAAAGGTCCATTGGTCTTCATCATTTGTAGTCATTAAAAATTGACTTACAAATCTTTTAAATTTACTTAATGGCCATTGTTTACTGACTAAATGTATAGCCTCGCTTAATTCGTTTTCAAATTGTTGCTTTTCTTGGTCTGTCACTTCAAAGTCCATGATAGTAGTCTTAAGGTTAATGATTAATCAAAAACGGCGTGCTTGCGTGTCGATACTAGCCTTTACACCAACACAGTTGATTAATTAACTGCTAAGGATTTTTACCTTACCTACGTTTACATTTTTAGACAACAAGTTTTATCAGCATCGGACAATTCGTTCTAACAGGCATTGACTGTATGTTTGCATTGCCTTTTCCTGAATGTTCAAAAGTGTCATTTGAACAGGGTCGATTTTTTTGAAGCTTTCGCTTGCGATAAATGCTACTAGTTTCTCGTGTTTTTCGCTTAACTGTGCCTTTTCTTCAATAAGACGTTCTTTAAAATTTTCCATTTCATCAATTGTTTTAGTGTTACCTGTGAAACTTATTGGGTAGTGCGTTGAGGAGTTTGTTTCTCTCACTTGTTGTTTTGTGTGATGGTGCTGCCATAGTTTTAGTTGTTTAGTGAATTTAGGATATTATTAATTTTGTACATTGACGTTATGGATTCGTTAGCGGTAATACTCTCCCTGTTTTAATTCACTTAGGCATCTTTCATATACATCTTCTTCGCTACCGCATTCGTGCTTATATCTGCATAGGTGGCAAACATCTTCTTCGCTACCTTCTGGTAGTTTCCCTACTGGGTGCAAAGTACTACCGCTAACAAACGGTAATACGGCATTATTTTTAACTACCTCAGTGGGCTTATAGTAAGCTTCTAGTTCTTCGAATAAAGCTTTGTAATCATCTTTCATATACAAGCATCCGTGCTTTGCTAATATTTTTTCTGCTCCTTGTTCCATTGTTTTTGAGTTTTTCTAACTCATTTAAAAGGTTCACAAGATATACCACAGTCATATTCAAGGTCAAGTTGTGTTTGAGTATGGTAGTCATATTGTCTATTTTCATCATCAGCTTCTTTAAAATTAGGTTGTTTTGCTATTTCAAAGATATCTTCAACGGTCTTGTTTCCTCTAAAAAATCGTATTGGTAAAATCAATTTATTTGGGTCTCTTGTCGGTACATGGTTTTGATATTTTTCAACCATTGTATTATTAAAATCAAACCATTCTGGATGATGAATTGAGCATGTAGCTAATTTTCTAAACGATTTTTTCCAGCATGTTTTACAATTACCTTCCCATCCAGTTATTTCTAATCTAAAAGGCATTGCATCCCAAAAAGCATTAACATCTTTTTTTGTAGTTCGTTTTAATTCAATAAGTGGATAAAATAGATTTAGTTTTTCTCTATTTTTTGAAATCCTATCAATCTCATCCGCCCTTATTCCTATTGCAGTTTTATAATCTTTATTTTTCCACCCTATACTTCTTGCATAACTTGTTATTGGTCGCTCTTTTAATTCTCTCGTACAAGTCATATTTTGATAGTTGGGTATTCCGAACTTCTTAATACATTCTTCAAAGTTTCCACCTATTCCACTTCTTTCAGCGGTTTCAAAATTAACAATAGTGTGCTTTGTTCCTTTACCAACTTCATGAATGATTTTAGGTTCTACCCAAATTAAGTTTAATCCAAAGTGTTTATCGCATTTGTCAGCGAATATTAAAGTCTCTTCATGTTCTTCTCCAACATTAGCAAACACAAATATAAATTCGTATTTATCACTATAATTATCTTTTAATAAGTGGCACATATAAGCAGATGATTCTCCTGCCGAAAAGGAAACTAAAATTTTTTCCCTCCCTATTTTTTCTTTTTTTACATTCATTCTCGTATCAAAAATTGTAGTTAAAAACCGCACCAGATGGCTAACACGTTGGTATAGGTAATGTGGGGTTTTGTGGGTTGCAATAATCTATGAATTTTTTCATTGTGTTTGTGTTTTACCTGTGAAACTTATAGTGGCGTTCGTGGCCTTTTTTCTCTTTACCAGTTTCAAAAAATGGCATAACTGGAATAATTGGAGGTGCTGAAAATTTATGTATTTGTTGAATTACCGATGGGTCTGATTTTATTCTTTCTTCTAATGGCACGTCTTCAATTGAATTAACGCAAATTATTTCATCGTTTTCATTTAGATTTAAGACTGTTATTGCTTCTTTACTAGCATTTAATCCAGTCCCAGCACCTATAACATAGACTTTTTTCATATTGCTATTCCTCATTTTTCCCGCAAATCTTGCATTGATCGTCAAAGCATATATCATGCCCAAAAAAACCTGTGTATGTGCATGCGTAAGGTCCTTCCCCGTGTCCACTTCTGTAATACTTACACGGCTTAATCCAAATACCAGTTTTAAGCGGCCTCATTTTGTTTTTCTCTTTGTCTATAATATAGCAATAGTTTCCGGCCGGAATAACGCTTGTATCTTTTCTGATGCCAAACTTCATTAGTATTTTCGTCCATCTTGTTTCGAGATAATACAAGATTGTTCGGAGTATGTTTTTCATTGTGTCTACATTTTTTACATTGTTCTACGAATATACGGTTATTATATTTATTATACAAACATCTGCAAATATATTTTTATTATTTTACAATGACATCCTTTTTACAATCTTTAACATTATTATTCATTCTTTAAACTTTCATTAATATTATTATATGGTTATTCGTTGTATATTTGTAAGGTAATCAAACAACAACAACTAAAACATACGACAATGAAATACGAATACAAAGGATACACAGGAGAGGCTACATACCACGCAGATACAGACGACTGGTATGGTCATTTAACCAACACAAATG